AAATGCAAATGAAACTCGATATGATGGATGAAGATATCCTTGAACTGATTGAAGATATGCATAGCTGTACAAGCGACTTGACTATTCAAGACTTATCAGTTATATCAGGTAGATCAATATATGAACTTAACCAAATCAAAATGGAGATGCAAGACAATGGATAGAACAACAGCAAAAATTCTTCGTGAAAAACTAAACAACCTATTTACTGAACATGGCATTGAAGGTTTTGAAATTGACGTAGGTAACGCAAGCTATGATGATGTGTCTGTAACATTCAAGGTTGCCTTGACCGAATCAGGATCAGGATCAAAAGAGGAACGTGACCTCGAAAAATATGCAGGTTTGTATGAACTCGACACAACAAAAGTTGCAGACATGAGGGGTAACAAATACAGCCTTGTAGGATACAAGCGTAGTGCCAGAACTAAATGCTGGATCATTCAAAAGCTGGGCGTTGGTGAAAGCAACAACAGATATGTCACTGACACTGACACCGCCAAAAGATTATTCGGAAAGGATGCTTAACAATGAATGTACTATCACTGTTCGATGGGATGTCTTGTGGTCAGATTGCACTAGATAAGCTAGGCATAAAGCCTGACCACTATTTTGCAGCCGAAGTGGACAAGTACGCCATCCAAGTAACAAAGGCTAACTATCCCAATACCATACACCTTGGTGATGTGAGGGATGTTATGTGGCCTGAGACATTTGAAGGCATCAAGATTGATCTATTGATCGGTGGTAGTCCATGCCAAGGCTTCAGCTTTGCTGGCAAGCAATTAAATTTTGACGATCCCCGAAGCAAACTATTCTGGGAATATGTACGCCTACTGAAAGAATGTAAGCCTAAATATTTTCTGCTTGAGAATGTACGAATGAAAAAGGAAAGCATGGACGTGATCACTGAGGCACTAGGTGTCGAGCCTATCTTTATCAATAGCAGTCTTGTGTCTGCACAGAACCGACAACGATACTACTGGACAAACATTCCATTCGATGGTGTGCCAGAAGACAAAGGTATTATGTTGCGTGACATACTAGAGGATGGTGTTACAGATAGAGACAAGGCGCACTGTATTGATGCTAACTATTTCAAGGGTGGCAATCTCAAATCATACTTTGAAAAACATAGGCGGCAACTTGTGTTTGATTTTGACCTAAAGAAATCTGGCCTTGTGCAGGTTGGTGAGACAGAAGAGTACCAACATTATAATAACAGCCAGATCAAACGTGTGTATCATCCTGATGGCAAGGCACCTACGTTGCTTGTCAGTCAAGGTGGCAATCGTGAGCCAAAGGTTGCCACTCATGACCCGAAGGGTGGACGCATAGTAAACCGTAGGCTGGACGAGAATGGTACACGCAAAGACTATGACAAGAGCATACCCTTACAGCCTCGCATTGAGGTTAGAGAGGACGATAAAACAAATTGTTTATCGACAGTATACAAAGACAGTGTGGTTGTCGAAGACATGACGTGGCGTAAGCTGACACCTCTTGAATGTGAGCGACTGCAGACTGTACCTGATGGGTACACTGCACACGTCAGCAATACACAAAGATACAAGATGCTTGGCAATGGTTGGACTGTGGACGTTATCACACACATCATGAAAGGAATGGAACTATGAGTGGTACAGTAAGCGAGAAAATGAAAGGCCGAATTGAAAAGATCAATGAGCGTGACGGAACAAGCTGGAAGATTATGCCTGTTCAGGTTGCTAGTGATTGGGTTGCACCGTCTTTCATCGCCAAGCCTTGGGATGTGATCAAGGAAGGTGACGTAGGTTTAGGAAGGTTTCGATTGTTAGAGTACAAGAAGCTGCGGAGACATGGAAAGGCAGGTATCTTTGGTGTAATTGGTGGTAACTTGTACACATCTATCTCATTCAAACGTCACGTTTGGAAGATTAGAATTTCCAGGATTCACAAAATTGCAAAGGTAACTAAGTTTATGATCGAAGGAATGGAAGATAACAAAACATATTCTCGTAAGGAAATGAATGAGTTACTGCATACTATGGAGAGGTTGGGATGAAGACGATAGAGGAACACATGGAAGCACCAACAAAAGAAATCTTAGATCAGAAGATCACAAGTTACTTCAACAGTTATCCTCGACTAGGATATGACACAAGAATTATCAATGAAGGGGTTGACAAACGTGATGGTTCTGATGTATACACAGTGATTATTTCAAGACAAACATCGTGTGATTAGGAGACACAGACATGGATATTAATAGTAAAGTATTTGATGCACCTCGTGAACAAATCCAAGAGGCATTAGGGTTGTTACCTCATTGGGTTCTTGAGTATAACTTTAGTTTAGAATCAAGAGTATCGGATGATCTTGTACAATGGATGGCTGATCGCTACGGCTTCGGTGAACTGTACAAGTTTGGTGGCTATGTGACTGAGGATGGCAACTACTGCAGCGAACATGAAGATGACGATGACCTTCCTTGGATTGCCAAGATGAAGACAAGGGATGGTGACGTATACTTCTATGAGTACGCAATCACTGCACTGCCTACGACTGACGGTTACTACATTACAAGGATGGATTGATATGTCTAAAACAACAGTAACAATTTACATAGAGTTCGATGACATTGGACATGAAGAAGACGCATTGAAGGAATCAATCCATCAATACCTTACGGATCTGATTGACGATGATTCCTTAGTGTACTACATCAACGAAGAAATGAGGTGAGCCATGCCTATGTATGATCCAGAAATTACTGTTGATGATATCAGGTTTGCATCACAAGTATATCTAGGAGAGACCATGCCAGAAGATTTAGCAGAAGAACTGTGGTCTAACAAATCATACGAATTTATTAGACAAAACCGTACACATTTGAGCATAACACCAACAGATACAAGATGTGCAATACATGACGTTGCTTACGCTGTTAGAAATTATATTGACCACGGACTACAGGAGTAACAAATGAAACGCATTAGCCCTATCAATCCTATCGCTAGAGCAGTTGCCCTATCAAGGCGTAGGGCTAGTGTCGTGCCACCTAAGAAGGGTAAAGGTTCTTTCAACAGGAAGAAACTCCCACCCGTAATAGAGGACTATAAAGGTTATAAAGGATACAAAGGTAATTAATATTATCTTTTATTATCTTCTTTCTTTCTCTAAAGAGGATTATACACCTGGAAAATTTTCATGTCAAGGAGAAAGATAAATTGACATACTGGATTATGTATTGTATGATGCTATTTATGTTGGTGTTCGCTATATTAGGAACGCTAAGTTTAATTTTTGTCAGATAAAGAAAGGGTAATGTCATGACAAAAAGAAAATATAATAATCACTATGAAATATCTGCAACCGATCTTGACTATGTAGAGACAGTCGCAGCCGTATCTGCAAACGAAATCGACATTGATGAAATCAATTCCTTCCTCAATGATACTGAAGATTACTTAAAAGATTTCGATGAGATAAACAAACATCAATTAAAAAAGGAACTAGGACTATGACTGTCAACCTATGGGAAAAAGATCGCAAGCGTTTGTTTCGGGATTTGTATCAGCAATACATTGACGAAGGATACGATGCGAAGGAAGCAAAGAAACTTGCCAAGGAAGAAGCAGAAGATATCATGGCAGATACAAACGACTATGTTGATTCAATAAACAAGGCACTGTGGGATGACTGAAGTTATTACAGAAAAACAAATACTTATGCAGAACATACATGAGCTGCAGAAGAGCTTGCAGGATGCATACATTCATATTGCAGAACTGCACGAGAACCTAGAAAAATGTTTAGCTGAAAAGGATAAACAAGATGGCTAAGAAATATGAGAACATGTCGAGTGATGAACGCATGGCCTATTGGGAAAAGAAACGTGAGCAAGAAAAGAAAATCAAACAGAAGCACGTTGATCTTCTTGAGCCTTCACAGTTGAAAGCATTAAAGGATATGGACAAGTTACTTACTTCTGTGTTACGGACTGCAATGTACAATGACATGGGTGGCATGAGAATGGTGTCAATGGTTGAGATGCAAGACCTAGAAGAAGCACATAGCTTAGTTAAGTTCAAGTTTAATTTAGGAGATGAAGATGACAATTAAGGTAATGAATAAGATGGAAGACTTCAAGAAAGTTAAGAGTGCAATTGACAAAGCTATCAGCGCATCAAACACTTTGTCCTTGACAGAAAGTAAATTACTTGATAACATTCACGACAGCTTAGAGAAAGCACAAAGCGGTATTAAAAGGTTCATTAAAATTGTAGAGCGTAAAGGAGATGTTGAGTAATGTTATTACATGAGTTCTATAGTGATGCAGATTGCTCTAGGGGTGATGGCTCCTATAGAAAAGCAAGCATCTTCAAAGAGCCTGATGGTTCCTATACTATAGTAAAGATACAAGACGCAGCCATCATTGAAGAACTTAATCTGGCTGGTCATTCAGAACAGTACATGGAAAACATGGCAGAAGATTGGGTCATGGGTGTGGAAAGATGAAAAGATATAAGGTATTCAAAGCATGGTATGAACTATCTGAACAACTAAAAGCATCTGAAATTCCAGGAAGAGACTTCAGAGGATCAAAAGAATATCACATTGAAACATACCGTAACAATAAACTAACTGGTTTCTTTACAAGACCTACACACAAAGAAGCAAAACAGTTTGCAAGAGAATGGATGGAACCTGATTATGTCGGACGATGAAAATAAAATTATCAATCTTTTCAGTGTAGTAGATGACAATAATGAAAGAGAGATTGATCGTAGTGTAGAGGAAGCATTCAGTAAGGCACTAGAGCAAGACATTAGAGATGTAATGATTCTTGGTTGGACAAAAGACGATCAGTTGTTTATGAGCCTTGCAGTTAATGACGCACCTGACATGATCTTTATGCTTGAACTTGTCAAGAAGGAGATACTAGATGCAGCGAGATCATAAGATTTATTTTGAAACAGCAGAGAAAGTATCAGTCATTGAAGGTGTGGACAACATCAAAGAGTTCATGGAAGACAGGGCATACTTAGCCAAGACTATGGGATACGATGCCGTCATTGTAAATGATATGTTACAAATCTTTGATGAGGGTGAACTATACGGAACTTACTTTCAACATAAGCATATGAACTAGGAGAAAACAAAATGAACATGAATGATTATCAAAAGTTGGCTATGAAAACTGCTATCTTTCCAACAGACATGGGTGTATACTATGCCACCCTTGGTTTGGCAGGTGAGGCAGGTGAGATTGCTAACAAGGTAAAGAAGTTCATTAGGGATGGTCACTCAGTTGAGAAGGAAAAAGAACTCATCAGTGAACTTGGTGATGTACTTTGGTATGTTGCTGCAGTGGCAGATGTAATTGGTGTAAGCCTTGAGGACGTAGCTAAAGATAATATGTATAAGCTGGCAGAGCGTCAGCGTAAGGGAACACTACAAGGTTCGGGAGATAATAGGTAATGATGACGGATCGTAATGCATCTGACATAGAAGTAAGACGTGAAGCATGTGATTGTGGATCGTCTGATGGTAGGGTTGTGTTCCAAGATGGACACAAGCATTGTTTCGTATGTGATAAACATTGGAAGGCTAACAGTATGGAATCGACAGCACAACAACAGATCATACCAGTTCAGAAGAACTATGTACCTGTTACAGATAAGGGTGTGTTCGCACCTATTGCTGACCGCCGTATCAAGAAAGAAACGTGTGAGTTCTTTGGTGTCAAGGTAACTCTTGGTGCTAATGGTAATGTCATGGCACACCACTACCCATACTACGATAATGACAAGAGTATTGTCGCTAACAAAACAAGAACAGTCGAGAACAAAACATTTCGTTGTGAAGGTAACGTAACTAACGCAGCCTTGTTTGGACAGCAAAAGTTTAACAAGGGTGGTAAGTACATTACAATCTGTGAAGGTGAGGTAGATGCTATGTCTGCCTACGAACTGCTTGGTTCTAAGTGGCCTGTTGTATCTGTTAAGACAGGCGCACAAGGTTCTGTTCGTGATGTTAAAGCACAGTATGATTTCCTAAACTCTTTTGAAACTATTGTGATCTGTTTCGATAATGACGGTCCAGGAATTGAAGCTGCAAATAAGATTGCACAAATCTTTGAGCCTATGAAATGTAAGATCATGGACATGAAACTCAAAGATGCTAACGAATACCTGAAGCAGAACCAACGTGAAGAGTTTACTCGTGGCTGGTGGGCAGCATCACCTTACACACCTGCAGGTATCATTCGTTTGTGTGATCATATTGATTCACTATTTGAAGAAGATGATAATGAAACTGTAATGTATCCCTTCGCTGGACTAAATGAAAAGCTATATGGAATGCGTACTGGTGAACTCGTTACCATCACTGCAGGTACAGGAGCCGGGAAGACGAGCATGATGTACGAACTAGAGTACCACATGCTAAAGAATACAGATGCAAACATTGGCATCATTCACTTGGAAGAAAACAAGAAGCAGACTATGTTCCATCTGATGTCCATCCCTGCTAACGATAGGCTCTTCATTAAAGAAGAACGTAAGAAGTATACAAGGGATCAGCTTCAGCCATACATTGAGGATACAATCCAGAACCCACGACTAATATCCTTCAACCACTTTGGATCTATCACAACTGATGAGATCCTGTCTCGTGTACGTTACATGGTCAAAGCTATGGACTGTAAGTTCATTGTCATTGATCACCTATCTATCTTGGTGTCAGGTTTGGACGATGGTGATGAGCGTAGGAACATTGACATGCTGATGACCAAGCTACGTTCCCTTGTAGAAGAGACACAGTGTGGTATGCTTCTGGTATCACACCTACGCCGTGGCTCTGGTGATCAGGGAACAGAACAAGGTAAAGAAATATCATTGTCTATGCTTCGTGGATCACATAGCATTGCCCAGCTTTCAGATGCTGTCATAGGGCTTGAACGTGATCAACAGGCAGATGACCCTGTAGCAGCCAACACAACGACTGTGCGTGTCCTGAAGAACCGTTACGCAGGTGAAACTGGTGTGGCTACATACCTTCTTTACGACAAGACTACAGGACGTATGGCAGAGATTGATAATCCTTTCGATGCCAAAGCAAATGAACCAGACATTGGAGATTATATATAATGTTACAGCCGATCAAAGGTGCAGTGAACATACCGTTCTCAAAGCACAGATACCAACTCGCAGATCAGTCAGCTAAAGATGTGATCATGGCCTATCTAATTAAGAATGGTCATACAATTACTGATAGTGAAGAAGATTTTTCTGTTGACATTAAATCAGAAAAGAATTATAATTCGTACTTCAGTGAGGTTGAAGTTAAGTTCTCATGGAACGGTGATTGGAATCCTAACTGGAAAGAGATACGAATACCTTATCGTAAACACAAGCTAATCAATAAGGTTAAATCAATTGGAAAAGATAACTCCTTCTTTAACTTTTACATTCTTCGTTCTGACCTCAAGGCTGCATGGCGTATCAAAGATGATGTAGTTGCAGCGTCAGAAGTTAAAGAAGCTAAAGGAAGATACATTAAAAAAGGCGAACACTTTTTTCACATCCCTTATGAGAAAGCGATACTGATAGAACTATGAAACGTATAGCACTTGACATTGAAACAGATGGTATTGACGCAAAGATAGTACACTGTGTATGTGGTCAAGATGTAGACACAGGAGAGAAGTTTGAGTGGTATGAAAATAACAATGGCTTTGACAGCCTGCCTAGATTACTATCTACATATGATGTTATTGTTATGCACAATGGCGTATCATTTGATGCACCAGTATTAAACAATCTTCTTGATACTAAGATACCTCTGTCTAAGATACGTGATACTCTTATACTATCACAGATTGTAGAACCTTCCCTAGATAATGGACATAGCTTGAAAGCTTGGGGTCAAAGACTAGGGGAATACAAAATGGATTACTCTGACTTCTCTCAGTTTAACATGGAGATGTTAGAGTATTGTAGACAGGATGTTGAAGTAACTATTAAGTTATACAAACACCTGTTGCCTAAACTACAGAAGTTCTCTGCTAGGTCTATCAAACTAGAGCATGATGTTCGTGCAATAATAGATCGACAAGAGAAGAATGGATTCAGTCTTGATATACCAAAGGCTTCTATCCTTGTAGCTAAACTTGCAGAAGAAGCTGCGGATATCGAACAAGAGATGCAGGAAATCTTCCCGCCCATTGTTCATGAAAGATATTCGGAGAAGACAGGCAAGAGGTTGCAGGATAAGGTTGAGGTATTCAATCCAGGTTCTCGCCAACAGATAGCCTTTCGTCTGATGGAGAAGGGCTGGAAGCCTGAGAAACATACACCTACTGGACATCCAATTGTGGATGAAGGTACGCTAAAGAATGTGGACATACCTGAAGCACAAAAGATTGCAAGGTATCTTCTCCTTCAGAAGCGGGTGTCACAGGTTAAATCATGGCTGGATGTAGTCCAAGAAGATGGTAAAGTTCATGGGCGTGTGATGACATTGAAAGCCATCTCTGGACGCATGGCGCATCACGGTCCTAACATGGCACAGATACCTGCCGTTTACTCTCCCTACGGCAAAGAGTGCAGAGAAGTGTGGAAGACTACTTCACCTTCGTACAAACTGTTAGGTTGTGATGCGTCAGGTTTAGAACTACGATGCCTAGCACACTATATGGATGACCTTGAGTTTACTAAAGAGGTAGTAGATGGTGACATTCATACAGCAAATCAAAAGAATGCCGGACTAGAAACTAGAGATCAGGCCAAGACATTTATCTATGCATTAATTTATGGTGCAGGTCCTGCAAAGATTGGTTCCATCGTAGGCGGTGGTGCCAGAGAAGGACAAGCAGTCATGAATAAGTTTATGTCAAACATGCCAGCATTGAAACGTCTTCGTAATGCAGTGGACAAAGCTGCACAAGAAGGTTTCATTCGTGGTCTGGATGGCAGACTATTAGTTGTCAGACAGCAACATGCCGCTGTTAATCTCCTACTACAAGGAGCAGGTGCAATCATATGTAAGGCTTGGCTTCGTAAAATAATACTACTAGCAGAGAGAGAAAAGATAGACTATAAACTTGTTGCTAGTATCCACGATGAATACCAGTTTGAAGTGAATACATTACATGCAGATAAGCTTGGAAGGATTACAAAAGATGCAATGAAGTTTGTTGAAGAAGAACTCAAAGTAAACTGTCCCCTAGATAGTGAATTTAAAATAGGAAATAATTGGGCAGAGACACATTAATTGTTGACATTAATATTTTAGTGTGGCATAATACTTAAAATCAAGACGGTGATCGTTGAATCACATTTAACAAGGAGAATAAAAACAATGAGTGTTATTTCTGGTAAAGCATACTGGGCATTTGTTCATGAAGCGAATACTACTTTTGAACCAACCTGGTCTATTGACGTTTCTTTAGATGAAGCTAATAAAGCTATCGTAGAAGCTGATGGTTTGAAGTGGCGTAACAAGGGTGACGAGCGTGGTGATTTCATTACAATCAAACGTAAGGTTACTAAGTCTAACGGCAATCCAAACGAGGCACCTGAAGTTGTTGATCACAACAAGCGTATCCTAGCATCTGATAAAAACTTTATTGGTCCTGCTTCTGTTGTTAATGTTCAGTACAGAACATATGAGTGGAGTTATAAAGGTAACGCAGGTATCGGTGCAGACCTACAAAAGGTACAGCTTCTGGAGCTAGAAGAGTTGCCTGATCCATCAGACGATGAGTTGCCTGTTGTGGAATCAGGTTACTCTGCATCAGACAGTATCTCTGAAGAGGTTCCTTTCAATAGCTAAGTAGTACCAAGGGAGCAGCATCATTGTGAATGGCTGCGGTCTGGCTTGAGTTTGCGGTGGGTACGCCAGATTTTTACAGGGAGAAAAACATGAACGAATATACAGAAGAGTATGAACTTATTCAGCGTGATCCAATCATGGGAACCGAAACAGTTGTTAAGGGTTCTGCTCTAACATGGATGGAACTACAAGATCTACTACTTAGGTTTGTCCATGCATCAGGATACTATTACATTACTGACATACAGTTTTTAAAAGATCAAGATGAAGAGGAAGAGGTATGAGGCATGAAGCATACATGAAGAAGCTTATTGAGAATGGTGCTAATGTTGACATGGTAAACAATCCACCTCACTACAATCATGCAGGTATAGAATGCATTGAAGCAATTGAAGCCGCACTAACCCCAGAAGAGTTTCGTGGTTACTGTAAAGGAAACAATATCAAGTATACATGGCGTGAGAGTTACAAGAATAAAGATGAAGACCTCGCTAAAGCAAACTGGTACTTGACTAGGTTACTAAAACAAAAGGAAAGCTAATGGCTCATATTGACACACTAATAGATGATATCTATAAAACACTTGAAGACGGTATTGATAACGTAACAGTTAAGAAACGTGATGCAATCTATAAGTGTGGTACAGAAGTAATGGAAGCAATAACTAGGGCTGTCACAGAAAAACGTGACAACTCTAATCCAACATTACGTATGTCACAGATTGGAAAGCCTTCACGTCAAGTATGGTATGACATGAAGAATACAAACCGTGAGCCTATCACTGGTCAAACAAAGATTAAGTTTTTGTTTGGTGATATTCTTGAATCATTGCTTCTGTGTCTTACACAACTAGCAAACCATAAGTATCGGAACAACAAAAGACTGTCGAGGTGGACGGTATCAAAGGCCACACAGACTGTCGCATTGATGGAGTATTAGTAGATGTCAAGTCAGCATCGCCCTATGCTTTTAAGAAATTCAAGGACAGTACCTTGTCTACTGATGATCCCTTTGGTTATATTGCTCAGATTTCTGGGTATGCAGAAGCCCAGGGTGACGATGAAGCAGCGTTCTTCGCAATAGATAAATCATCTGCAGAGCTTGTTCTGATGAAAGTTCATTCAATGCAAATGATCAATGCTAGTGATCGTATCAGTGAACTTAAATCAGTTGTTGGTAAGGATACTCCACCTCCACGTTGCTACACTGATGAGGCTGACGGAGCATCAGGCAATCGTAAGCTTGCTATTGGTTGTGTGTATTGTCCTTTTAAGAAATCATGTTGGGCAGATGCGAATGGCGGTATGGGGTTACGTGCCTTCCAATACTCTAACGGTGTTCGTTATCTTACAGTTACTGCCAAGCTACCAAATGTGGAAGAAGTTGCTGCATGAAGAAGGCTACCAAGAGACAGAGAAAAAACTCATACTCACATAAGTATAGAAGCAACTCAGAACTTTCCTGCAGTGAACAGTTAACTAAGAATAAAATTGACTTCAAGTATGAACCATATCCCATTGCATATGAATGGTTTGAGAACAAGAAATACATACCAGATTTCCTGTTACCAAATGGTATTATACTTGAAGTCAAAGGCAGGTTCATGCTAGAGGACAGAAAGAAACATCTGTTTATTCGATCACAACATCCTGATATTGATATACGTTTTATATTTGATAACCCTTACCGTAAACTTTACAAGGGTGGTAAGATGACGTATGCAGATTGGTGTGATAAGTATAAGTTCAAGTTCTGTAAGTTAAACGAAGAGATACCACAGGACTGGCTTACCTGATGATGGATACGGAAATTAATCTCGTACTGTCTAGTGATGCCCAAGTAAGTATATCATCCCCAGAGAAAACTTTATATCTGGCAGTTATCCTTCAAGCATTACTAGACGCAACCAAGCCTTCATACAACGGAGAACCAGAACATGCAGTCCTAGAAAGAGACAGGGCTATAGCATGGTTCTTTGCATCTGTTGGTGTAACTGCAGAAGACTTCACTGAAGTGTGTGATAGTGCAGGTGTAAACCCTGAATACATGAGACAATTTGCTTTTCGTGTACTTAAATCTGGTGAGGTAGACTTTGTTCGTAAGAGAATAAATGCTATTCTTGGTCACTAGATCTATTGTAATTCATATTCGTTTGTGATACTATTATTTTTCGTCACACTATAATCCCGGAGAGATATACATGAATAATATTTTACCTACAGACTACCAAAATTTTATTGCGTTGTCACGATATGCACGTTGGAAAGAAGATGAACAACGCCGTGAGACATGGACTGAAACAGTAAGCCGATACTTTGATTATATGCAAGATCATCTAAAGAAAAATTATTCATATGATATAACAAAAGATCTACGTAGCAAGCTAGAAGAAGCAGTATTAAACCAAAACATTATGCCAAGTATGAGAGCATTAATGACTGCAGGTCCTGCCTTAGATCGTTGTCATGTAGGTGGATACAATTGTTCTTACGTACCAGTTGATAGCCCTCGTGCCTTTGACGAAACAATGTACATTCTAATGTGTGGTACAGGTGTAGGCTTCTCTGTTGAAAGACATATCGTTGACAAACTACCAACAGTTAATGAAGATTTTCATGACACAGATACAGTAATTAAGGTAGGTGATTCACGTCCAGGCTGGGCTAAGTCATTGAAAGAACTTATCTTTATGTTGTACTCTGGTCAGGTTCCCAAGTTCGATGTCAGCGAAGTGCGTCCTGCAGGTGCAAGGCTCAAGACATTTGGTGGTAGGGCATCAGGTCCTCAACCGTTGATTGAGTTGTTTGAGTTTTGTATTAAGAAATTTAAGGGTGCAGCAGGACGTAAACTATATCCTATTGAATGCCATGATATCATGTGCAAGATTGGTGAGGTTGTAGTGGTAGGCGGTGTACGCCGATCAGCCCTTATCAGCCTGTCCAATCTTAACGATGATCAGATGCGACATGCCAAGTCAGGGCAGTGGTGGGATGAGCCTGGAATTAAACGTGAAGGTCAACGTGCCTTGGCTAATAACTCTGTAGCTTACAAAGAAAAGCCAGAGATGGGTACGTTCATGCGTGAGTGGTTGTCACTTTACGAATCACATTCAGGTGAGCGTGGTATCTTTAATAGACAAGCAGCTATCAAGCAAGCAGCTAAGAATGGTAGACGTGATACTGATCATGACTTTGGTTGTAACCCTTGCTCAGAGATTATCCTACGTCCTTATCAGTTCTGTAACTTGTCAGAGGTTGTGGTACGAGAGAGCGACACAGTTGAAACACTTCGTGAGAAGGTTAAGCTTGCTACCATCCTTGGTACATTCCAAGCTACACTAACTAACTTCAAGTATCTTCGTAAGATTTGGCAGAAGAACACAGAAGAAGAACGGTTGCTTGGCGTGTCTTTGACAGGTATCATGGATAATAAACTAACATCTCAGATCGGTGGTACACTGGAAACTGTACTCGAATTACTACGTGAAGAAGCAGTAGTGACTAACAAAGATATTTCAAAGAAGCTTGACATCCCACAGTCAACTGCTGTTACTTGTGTAAAGCCTAGTGGTACTGTGTCTCAGCTTACTGATGCTGCATCAGGCATTCATGCACGTCACAATGAATATTATATTCGTACTGTTCGTGGTGACAACAAAGATCCACTAACACAGTTCTTGATTGCTGAAGGTATCCCAGCGGAGCCTGATGTAAATAAACCAGAAAGCACTACAGTGTTTAGCTTCCCAATGAAGTCACCTCAAGGTGCTATTACTCGCACTGCAATGACTGCCATTGAACAGCTAGAGTTGTGGCTTACCTATCAACGACATTGGTGCGAACATAAGCCTAGCGTAACAATTTCAGTTAAGGAATCGGAATGGATGACCGTGGGTGCTTGGGTGTATAAACATTTCGATGAGGTGTCAGGTATTAGTTTCCTTCCTTTTGATGATCATGTTTATGCACAAGCACCTTATCAGGACATTGATTCTGCTGCATACAAAGATTGGTCAGCTAAGATGCCAAAGAATGTTAACTGGTCTAAGCTGAGTGACTTTGAAAAGGAAGACACTACATCAGGTGGACGTGAGTTGGCTTGTACTGCAGGTGTCTGTGAAGTAGTTGACTTGAATGCGGCATAAAAAAAAGCTTGACATTGTAATTCAAATGTCATATAATATATCTTTACAACCAAAGGTGTGTTATGTTTAGCAATAAGAAGCCAGTTATATACGTAGGATATGATGATCGTGAGTACCAATCATATGAAGTTCTCAGAGAATCTATCCTACGTTATACAGATAAGTATGATATTATTCCTCTTGTACAAACCTCACTAAGACGTGCTGGCCTATATCGCCGTACAGTAAGACTTGATATTGCAGGTGGTGAGAAGGTTGCAAGAGTAGACGAATTTGATTGCCGTCCTTTTAGTACAGACTTTACCTTTACAAGGTTCTTAATACCTGCCATGAATCAGTATAGTGGGTGGGCTTTGTTTATGGATTCAGATATGTTTGTTCGGACTAACATCGAAGAGTTATTTGATGAGTATACTAAGAACTCTCAATATGCTATTCAGTGTGTACATCATAACTATAATCCAACAGCAACTGTGAAGATGGATAATCAAGTTCAACAGAACTATAACAGGAAGAACTGGTCTAGCTTTGTTCTTTGGAATTGTTCTCATAAGTCTAATCTTAATCTTACTGTTGACGATGCCAACTTAAAACCAGGTAGCTGGCTTCATGGCTTTGGTTGGTTACAAGACGATGAGATTGGTGCCATCAGTGAAGAATGGAACTGGTTAGATGGCTGGTCTCCTGAAGCTATGAATGCTAAGAACGTACACTTTACAACAGGCGGTCCTTGGTTTGAACCTGAGTGGGAACCAAAGAGACAATCTGATATTGCCTATGCTGCAGAGTGGAAAGAATTAAAGAAGAAGACTTTTATTTTAGGAGAAGATAATTAATGTATACTTTTGTTACATCATTTAGTGAGGGCGGCTATCACGAGTACGCTAAGAACATGCTGGAAAGCGTAGTTGATAAGTGGAACCCTAAAGAGTTTAAACTCGTGGCATACTACCATGACTTTGATATTGAAAGTGTGTCTCCCCCTATGGCTGACAACATTGAGTATCGCAATCTTAATGACGTAGAAGAAATGCTTGAGTATCGTGAGCGTATGAAGTTTCATGATGGTACGGAAGGTGGTAAGATGCAGTACAATTGGCGGCTTGATGCAATCAAGTGGTGTCATAAAGTGTATGCAATGACTGACCTTGCCTTTGAAATTATGGAGCAAGATGATCACGAGACTTGGATGATCTGGTTAGATGCAGATACGGTAACAACAAAACGGCTTGATGTAAAACAATTTAAAAAATGGTTGCCTGAAAAAGCAGACCTCGTACATTTAGGAAGAACAGATGCAGACTACAGCGAAACAAGTTTCATGGGCTTTAACTTGGGCATTCATAATACTTGCAGTCTCCTTGCTGACCTTAGAGGTGCTTACACTATTGGCGAAGTAGTTGCTTATCGTGAGTGGCATGATGGGTTTATCTTTGAACGTCTGCTTAATATCTACAAAGCACATGGCATGGTAACTAACAATCTATCTGAAGGTGTCAAAGGTTTGGCAGCGTTTGCTCAGTCACCTTTGTCAGAATACTTTGATCACTTCAAAGGTAATTTAAAATCAAAGGTTAGCAATACAACTGTGGCACCTGATGTTAATGGTCCTAAACGATACAAGCAATTGCTAGATCTTATTACTTTCTACAAGCCTAGCAATATTGTAGAGACTGGTACATGGAATGGTGGACGTGCTATTCAGATGGCAGTTGCAGCATTTCAATACACAGATAAAGTACATTACACTGGCTTTGATTTGTTTGAAGAAGCCACCCCAGAATTAGATCACATTGAATTGAACAGCAAGCCACATAACTCTAAGCAAGCTGTTGAAGCCAGACTAGAAGAGTTCGCACGTAAAATGAAACCAATGGGTAAAATCTTTACGTTCAAGCTACATAAAGGTGACACAAAGAAAACACTCAAGGCTTGCAAGTCTATCAAGAAAGCAGACTTTGCATACATTGATGGTGGTCATTCATATGAAACAGTCAAGTCTGACTTTGAAAATCTAAAGCACGTACCTATTCTTGTGTTTGATGATTACTTTTCTAAAGATAAAGAAGGACGTATGCCAGACAACGATGGTGTCAACCAACTTATGAAAGAGATTACGGCATATGGTAAGGTTGTTCTACCTTCTTCTGATGCAGTCCTTGGTGGTGGTGTAACACACCTTTGCTTTGTAGCTATGAAGCAGGGTCTACCTAAGATACCAGATGAACTGACACGTGTTCCCATTGTTGTCACACCAAAAGATTCTCGTCCTAAAGAAGAGATCATTAATAATGTTCTTGAAAATAAGAAACTAATTAAAGATTTTGATTGGATCAAAACAAGTAAGATCAACAACGAGACTGCCATCATTGTCTCTGGTGGTACTAGCACAGATTGGTGGGAAGTTAAGGATCGTATTGCCAAGACAAATGGTAAAGTATTCTGTGTTAAGCATAGCTATCCAAAACTTTTGGAGCAAGGTATTCAACCATTCGCTTGTGTAATTCTAGATCCACGTCCTATTGATGGAGTTAGTACACACGGTGTAGTTCGTAAAGATTTGTTTAACAAAGTAGATGACCAGACAATTATGCTTGTTGCATCTATGACTGATCCTTCAGTTACTAAACATCTTATTAAGAAGGGTGCTAATGTAAAAGGTTGGCAAGCTTACTCAGATGCCTTGCGTGATATGTCTGTTACAGATAAGATTGTAGTAGATAAGTCAACAGGTATTGAAGAAGGTTCTACTCTTATCACTGGTGGTACTTGTGCAGCTATGCGTACCATTGCCATTGCACATACACTAGGATTTAGAAACTTTGAACTGTTTGGTTTTGATTGTTCTGTTGGTGAAATAACAGAGGAAATGAAAAAAGAAACAACAGATACAGAGAAGCAACGACCTAAGTATATGCAAGTAGAAACAGGTGGTAAAAAGTTCTGGACTACAGGTGAACTACTAGCTATGGCACAAGACTGTGAGAAGCTATTTGATAATGATCAGATGGACATGGGAATTAATTTTCATGGTGAAGGTACTCTTGCCGCTGCAGTTTGGGAAGCATCTAAACGTGGTAAGGAAAAGTATTACACAGAGTTGTTAGATGTCGCTGCTTAATGATAAACAAGAACGGTTTTGTCAAGCCTATATCCTGCACAGAAATGCTACAAAGGCGGCAGCAACTGCAGGATATAGTGAGACCTCTGCCCATAACCAAGGCCATAGGTTATTACAAGATGAACGAATCAAAGAAAGGATTGACGAACTCACAAATGAGATCTCAACAGATGTTGATGTCATCTCAGAAATCGAAAAGCAATATGAGGTTGCTCGTAATGCGGGTAATGGTAACACTGCTCTCAAGGCTCTTGAACTTCTTGCAAGGGTACGAGGAAACAATGCAGATGAAGTCAGTACAGATGAAGAAACATTAGAAATGGAAATCGTCAACGCTATCAGAGTAATGGGTGTTGAAAAATCGTTTCAACTTTTTGAGTTAGCGTTTCCCGAAGAATTTACTAGCACTACGGACACCGAAGCTGGCAGCGACAATGACACCTAGTGTATACTGATACCAGTCAGGCATAGTTGCCAAGGCACCAAAGCCATCAGCTACAATTGTCCTGCCCCAGTCACCACAAAAACTAAGTATCAATGGTGCTGAGAAAATTAATGTAAGCCATTCATCTTTCCAAGAAGACGCAGAAGCATCAGCCATTTTAAGGTCCCAGTCTATTTCACCTGTGGCCTTCTTCTGCATGACAATAGCTTCAGCTTTGGCGTGGGCTACCTTTGCATCTGTCTTGGCCTTTGATGTTTCTACTGAACCTTTCAGCCAAGTACCTGCTAATTCTGCAATGGGTCCTATTAGAAGGTTTAACATAAGCTTCTCCTGTTACTTGTAATATTTGTCCAAACATTATGGTATAATATTTTCAATATAAATAATTTCAAAGGTAGCGGATACACGAAGCAAAGCATTAGAACTACTACCAATACCCCTGAACTCTATGTCTGTCTTTTCTGTAATAGGTAACGGATATGCATATGTTCTTACAATATCTGCGTTTTGTGCAGAAAAACTATCTTGTGTACGAAACACTCCACCCGATTCTCTTGTTATTAAACGTACATTACCATATTTATTATTAGCCTCAGTCAAAACTGTTACGTCTGTCTGAGTTAAGTAAGCAGTATAACCAGCAGGAACTGTCCACAAAGCCATTAAAGATTGGTTGTCACCATTTATATAAGCATAGGTTGTACCACCATTAGCAATTGTTATAGCACCTGCAGGAGCAGTTGAACCTGATACAAAGGCACGAAAGACACGAATAAATGTTTCTGTTGTTGTTGCTGTACCAGAACCAGCAAGAGTTATTTCAACACTTTGTTCATTATAGTCAGCATCTAAACCTTGTATAGTAATCTTAACACCATTGTCTGTAGCACCTGATGCACTTGTTGCAGTCATTGCCAAGGCAGAAGATGGGTATTGATATATACCACCGGCTTCCCATATGGTTTCTTCCGTATCGTTAATAAGAGGATTAAATCCAAATTTTAATAGACGTTTATGGAAAGCAATTTGACCCCTAGAAACCTGTAGTTCCCAAGGTTCATGCTTACCAGTACGTGTCATTGAACTAGGTGTACCCATTTAACCACTCCCATTCTTCATTGTTATATGGTAACATCAGTACAACCTATTATGGCTACACTTAATACGACCACCTTTTTTAAATCCAATCTGTTCCGCTATGCTTTTACCTTTTTTATCTTCAGATTTTTCAGCAGGACCTAAGTATTCTCTAGCCTTTCCGCTATCATATACTTTATACATACCTCTACCTATTTTTTTAATAGTATATCCCTTACCTTCAGACATTAAAACTCTCCTGACTTCATAGCTTCTGACAAAATTTTGGCTCTGCGTCCTACCTGCCTAGCCCATCTCGAATCTAACATTTCTCTTGATGCGGCTTCCCAATTTTGTTCGTGTATAGCATTCCACATAAGTTTAAACTTACATAGACGTGGAACTCCCATATTAAATGCCATGTCCATCAGTATAAGTTGACGTACACTGTCTAGATCTTCTACACATTTATGTACACGACATAATTCATTCTCTACTATTGCAATGTCATTGAGGGCTAGATACCTTGCATCGGCTTCAGATATTCCATGTTCATAGATCACCTCCATACTAGGGATGTCAAGGTAATCTAGCTCCTCTTTACTGATACCACGGTCTTTTAAATTTCTACCTATGCCGATGGTATCAATTCCTAATGTATCTTTATAAACTGTAAGCACAAGACCCTCATGCTCTACAAGCTTATCTAAAAAATGTGAACGATTGTATTTCATTTTACCGTCCTTGATTCAGAAATCCTATGGTTAGATGTACCAGGATTTTTACCTTCGTGGTTCATCCACACGGCGAATGCTCCTGTCATTGCCCCTGTTACTACAGATACTAAACCAGCCTGTGCTGCAGTTGGATCTGGTAAGGTCATAAACCATTCGACCACTCGCCAACTCATTGTTGTCATGACAAGCATCATTAATCTTGGTAATAGTTTCCATTCTAAAATCTTCTCAGCAGCCATTAAAAATATCCACGCATTAAGTCTTTAAGACTATCGTTAGTTTGATAGCCTACCATACCACCTAAATTAAAGTGTGCGTCTGCGGCACCGCCTCCACCTACGGCACCACCGCTAGTAGAACCAGAAGACGATGAAGACGATGAACCAGATGCTTCGTCAGCTTCTTGAGCTTCAGCCGCCGCCATTTCCCCTAAAGCATCCATTGCGTCAGATGACATACCACCACCACTCTGAGTAGGTGAAGTACCTGTAGTTGCCTGCGATACTTGACTTGCAATTGGACTTAAATCCATAGTCATGTTTGCAATATCAGTACTGATTCCAGGGATATCTCCTAAACTTAAACCTTTGTTAGACATACCCGGTGGTGATCCTACAGAAGCTGTATCAGTAGCTAATCCTTTTGGACCGCCTGTTGCTGTAGGTGCTGTAGCTTGGTTAGCTTGTGAAACAGCCCCTGCAATACTAGGTGTACTAG